CCATACGGGTTTAGTAAAGTAGTCATAGAAAAAGCATTGGCAGACTATCACAAAGCATATGAACTACCAAGTATTTGTTTTAGATATTTCAATGCAGCAGGTGCTGAACCATTTACATATGATCTAGGAGAAACTCTTGGTTCTGGACATATCATCGCTAAAATATTAGAAGCAAGTTTAAATAAAAAAGAATTTGTTTTAAATGGCAATGATTATCCAACAAAAGATGGAACGTGTATAAGAGATTACGTACATGTATGGGACATTGCTCTGGCTCATGTTGCTGCCATTAAATGGGTGGCTACTATTGATGAAATCCCTCAACGAGTTATGAATCTAGGTTCAAAACATGGAGTCAGTAATAAAGAAATACTAGATTATGTTTCTTCCAAGTACCAACTAAAAGAAATTGTTAGTGGTAAAAGACGAAGTGGTGATGCAAATATTCTTATAGCAAATTGTGAGCTAGCAACAAAATTATTAAATTGGAATCCTCAATATTCTTCAATAGAAACGATCATTGATTCTGCATATCAGTGGTATACTAATTGGTATAAAATCAATGATGTTTGATGAAATATTAGAATTTGAAAAACAATTAGCAGAATATACTGGTGCGCCTTATGCTATTATGACTGATTGTTGTACGCATGCATTAGAATTGTGTTTGCGTTATAAAAAAGTAGTAAAGACTCAATTTAGTGCATTTACGTATTTGTCTATTCCCATGACCATGCACAAATTGAATATTGAATATGAATTAGTTCCAGAAAAATGGTCTGGTGAATACAGATTTTATGGGACAGATATATGGGATTCGGCAAGACTTTTAGCACCAAATATGTATCGTGAAGGAATGATGCAATGTTTAAGTTTTGGTTATAATAAACCTTTACAAATAGGACGTGGTGGTGCTATACTTTTAGATGATGGGGAAGCATATGGGGTTTTATTACGACAACGGTATGACGGAAGAGATTTACAATACCAACCATGGGAAAACCAGCGTGTCTTCAATGTTGGGTATCATTATAAACCTACTATTGAAGAAGCACGAAGTGGTCTTGGACTTTTAAAGACACACAGTAATACTATAACATATGGTTCATATCCTGATTTACGTGAAATAACTATCAATTAAATGGAGAGCATAAAATGATGTCTGTTGGTGAAAAACTTGCAAAAGTAAATGATAATTTTAATGTGTATATGTACGACAATGGTTTTATGTTAGAAATCAGTGGTCGTGATAGTGGTGATGATTGGTGTACTGCAAAAATTCTGTGTAATTCACTTGATGAGTTGACTGAACTTATCAAAGAAGTAACAGATATGGATCGTGATTAATTAACAATTTAACAACACCTTTGTTGTTGACCTAAATGCCTGAAATAGTTATAATGAGATGTTATTAACTATTTTAGGCATTTTTTATGAAGTATATTAAATTAAACATAATACTTGTTTTTTGTTTATCACTTGGTGGTTGTCTTACAACAACTGGTGGCAAAAAATCTTCATTTGTCACATTAAATTCAAAAAGTTCATCATCTTCTAATTCGTTATCATCCAATGATGTTATCAATGCAGCAGATCAATTAAACAAAGTACCATTTTATACCCCCACTCTTGTCACAACAATAACACCATTAGTTAATGGTGGTAGTTCAATGCCAACAATGGAAACATATGCAGTAGATTTGTCAGGTAATGGTGGACAAAATTTAGTGATTGCAGGTAGACAAACACAACCTGCCACTATTGCATCGTGGCATGAAAGTAATATTTCTATTTTGGGATGGCAAAATGATAAATTGGTTGATCAAACATCTCAATGGTTTAAATCGGGTGAAAACAAAATTTTAGGTACCGAATTAGGTGCTGTTAAATTTGCTGATTTAAATCGTAGTGGTCGCATGGATATGGTTGTTTCTTCATATACCGATATGGATTATTCTGGCCCATCATACGTATATTTCAATGATGGAAATTCATTTACTAGAACTATTCTTAATTTAGATCATGTTCATTCACACGATACGGTAATTTATGACTTAACTGGTAGTGGTTATAAGGATATTATTTTTCCAGACTATGGTCCAAATACTACGTTTGCAATGAACAATCATGATAGAACTTTTACAACTTACAAAGTTAATCCTTCAAGTACACTAGCAATGGGTACTAGTAGTATTGCAGTGGGTGATTTTTTGAACAATGGATCAACTACACTTATTGCAACAGACTTAAATATGTCACCAACTACACGTCAAAACAAACTTTATAGTTGGAATATTAATAATAATCAAGTTGATATTACAGATTTAGGCACGTTACCAACTCCAAGATTTGCATTACCAAAATGGTCTAGTTATAAATTTGGTGGATCACAAGGTACTGCTGCTCCCAACCATGATATTCGTGTTGTTGCATACGATTGGGACAATAGTGGAATCATGGATGCTATTATTATTAGTGTGCCAAATGTAGCAAATGGAGATACTAGACTATTTTCAGAAATTCAATTTTTGAAAAATAATGGACATGGTGTATTTTCTGATGAAACTGATAATGTTCTTGTCGGATATAAAACAAATACTGCTGGTGTTTATAATCCTAGATTTTTAGACATCAATGGTGATGGATTAATAGATATACTATTGAGTAATGGTGACTTCTCAAAAAATAATAGTTCACAAATACTGTTACAAACAAAAGATGGTAAATTTGTTGCAGCATTTCAAAACGTATTGACTGATTTTGCTGCACAGTCTGCAGCAATTCAACACGCAACTAATCAAGGTAATAGTGTTAATATTATTAAAAGTCCAGACAATAAGTTATATTTAATTACATTAGTAGATTACAGTGACGCTGGTAAACAAAAACAAGCAGTGTATTTAAGTTTGATTGGATCAACAACTGTAACTGCCTCAGAAGCAGTTAATGCAATCAAAACTAAATGGCCATGGATGAATGATGCATCTGCAAATTTAGTACTATCAAAAACTGGTGCTACTTATTTAAATGGAAAAATTATTGATTTAGATGCTGCATTAAATCCATATGGTGCATTATCAATTAATTCGCAACAACTGAATGGATTTATTTCTGGAGTTAAACTTTCTCCATCACAAAGCAATATTCACGCAATAGATACATTGGGTAGAGATTTTAAAGTTAATATTAGTTCAATGTCAAATAATCTCAGTGCGTGGGATAGAAATGTTGAACTTGACCAAATGCAATTAAGCAGCCAAAGTGAATATCTTGTTTATTCTGGTGTGGCATCTTTTGATGGAATGAGGGCTGCTAGTGATAATTACAATTGGAGTTTAGGCACACCAGCAATTCCTATTACAGATAATATATGGGCACGTGCTCAAATGACACAAACTCTATTTAATCCATGGGTTCAGTTCAGTGGTGTTTGGGGTTCAACGAATTCTGCCAGTACTATGGAAACAGTGTTCACTTATCGTGATGGATGGTTACAAACGCAATTGGGATTGTTAAATGTTAATACATCATTTAATCCTGGTTTAGTTACTAAGATAAGTAATATTACAGCAGCGTGGTCTGAGGTTGGATACACAGATAACCATTTTGGGTTTTTTGCTGGCGTTAAACCAGTAATATTAAATGGTTCTATTGAAGCTAATTTACCCACAAGTGTTGACAATCAAGGCAATATTCATTACACTAAAACTTCTCTAAATTTACAAAGTTCTGTCACTGGATATGTTCGGGCATTGTATACAGATTCCATAACTAAAAATATTAATTATAAATTTTATGGAATGTTAATAGAAAATGGTCAGTATAGAATTCAATCAGAACTAAGATATAGTTATTAATATGATAGCACTACCACCAGGCTGTACAGTAACTTATGCAGTATACGTTGATGTAGATAAGTTAACCGATGAAATGATTGAGTGGTATAAACTTGTCGGTGGAACAGTACTTTCATCCACGTTTTGGGATAGTCGTGGTAGAGAACAAATTGTAAAATATGTAAGTTATGGTAAAGGCAAACGATGTCACCACCATCAGAATGGCGAGGGTGGTACTAGGCTACACTTCCATGGCGATGATGCTAGTGCTGCCAGTATGTTTATTATGAAGTTTTTTGACCATGTAACTAATAATAATTTAAAAGAACAAATGGAACGACAGGAAAAAAATTATGACTGAAACTAAAAAACGAACAGTAACAAGGATGATCACATATAGATTAACTGCATGGGTTTTTACTATATTCTGGACTTATCTTTTTACTGGAAATCTGGGAGATGCAACTGGATTTGCTACAATATTGCATATTCTTTTGAGTATTGATTATTATATTCATGAAAGAATTTGGTTAAAAATTAAGTGGGGTAGAACAGATGATTAATTGGTTAAAAAATAAAATTTATGGTAATACTAAAAAAGTATCTGCATCTACCTCGTCATCAAAATCTGATAAAGATATTGCAACAGAAAAAGGTGAACCATATATATCAGTAATACAAGTTGAACTTGACCCCAATGATGTTGGTAATGGAGCATTTGAATTAGACTGGAATGATATTTTTGTTGCACGTCTGGTCAAAGCAGGTTTTATGATGAAAGAAAATGATACAGATGCAGAAATAGTTGACCGTTGGTTTCAAAGTATTTGCCGTAATATATTAAACGAAAACTTTGAGCAATGGGAGGCAAATCAACCATATGATGCACGACCACGTAGAGTAGATCGTAATGATCTAGGTAATGGTAGAACCGAGGTAAGTTAATGGAACCACTAGTACCTCCAAAAACGTTAAACATTTATGCATTGATTAGACAAAGTGGAATGACATTTTCTTATGTAGTACCACCAATACCCAATAATCCTAGTATTGGTAGCGGTTTTTTTCTTTCGCAGCAAGAAGCAGAGCATAATAGAACTTTGGAAGTATTGAAAGAACAAAATTCAGGTGTTAAATTTCATGTTTTTGAAATGACTATTCCGAATCCAGCATATAAAGAATGATACTATACGTAAATGGTGATAGTCACAGTGCTGGCGCAGAAGCAGTAAATGATTATTGTTTTGCCGAAGATGATTCTTTATATTATTCTTTGGGACGAATACCACACCCAGATAATGAGCGTGTAAGTTATGGATGTTTACTAGCAAACGAGTTAGGTGCTATTTTACATTGTGATGCAGAGTCAGCCAGTTCTAACTCTAGAATTTTACGAACAACACGTGAATATATAAAAAATTTTACACCAAATGCTATCATAATTGGATGGAGCACGTGGGAGCGAGAAGAGTGGTTACATGATGATATCTGGTGGCAAGTAAATGCTGGTGGTGTTGGTCATGATTGGCCTGATCCAATAAAAGAAAAATATAAAGATTATATTTCAAATTTAGATTGGGGTCATGCTGAAAAAAATGCACATAAACAAATATTTGAATTTCACGAAGAATTATCTGATTTAAAAATACCCCATCTATTTTTTAATTCGTATAGTTATTTTAGTAATACCGAAAAAGAAGAATGGCACAATAATTATATAAACCCATATGATTCAAAATTTACATATTGGCAATGGTTAACTGATCATGGTTTTAAATCATTACCAACATATCATTTTAGGGCTAATGCTCACGAAAAATGGGCAGAATTTTTATTGCCATATTTGACATCCGTTTTATAATATGCTATTATATGCCCATGAGATATCTAATTGTAGACACAGCAAATACATTTTTTCGTGCCCGATATTCCGCAAGTCGCCAAAGTGACGCATGGGATAAGTTGGGCTTTGCCATTCATTTAACACTTAGCAGTGTTGCGAAATGCTGGCGTGAACAAAAAGCAGACCATGTTGTATTTTGTCTAGAAGGACGTAGTTGGCGCAAAGACATTTATAAACCATATAAAGCGAATCGTGCTGCTGCTCGTGCTGCATTAACTGAAGCAGAACAAGAAGAAGATAAACTATTTTGGGAAACTTTTGAAGAATTAAAAAAGTTTATTATTGAAAAAACAAATTGTACAGTATTGCATCACGAAAATTTAGAAGCAGACGATTTAATTGCTGGTTTTATTCAAGCACACCCCACTGATCATCATACAATTGTAAGTAATGATACAGACTTTCATCAATTATTGTCTGCAAATGTAAATCAATACAATGGTGTTGCCGATGAACTTCATACATTAGAAGGTATTTTTGATGGTAATGGCAAACCAGTAATTGACAAGAAAACTAAAACACATAAAAAGATAGAAGATCCAAATTGGATACTATTTGAAAAATGTATGCGTGGAGATACCAGTGATAACATTTTTTCTGCGTATCCTGGCGTTCGTAAAAAAGGAACAAAAAACAAAGTTGGTTTACTAGAAGCTTTTGAAGATAGAAGCAATAAAGGTTTTAATTGGAACAATCTAATGCTACAGCGTTGGACTGATCATAATGGTGTAGAGCATCGTGTACTAGATGATTACGAACGTAACAGAATTTTGGTTGATCTAAATGCACAACCAGATGACATTAAAATAAAAATCGCTACTACAATTGCCGATGGGTCAATTAAAAAATCAAAACCTATGGTTGGTGCACAATTTCTTAAGTTTTGTGGAAAATATGATTTGGTTCGCTTAAGTGACTATGCATCTCAATACAGTGAAATACTAAGTGCGGAGTACCCAGAATGACTATTAATTACACCACACACAAATCTAATATTTTAACAATTAAACAAGAAGATTCTAACTTCTATATTAACGATGGTCTAACTGTTGCTGCTCGTGCTGGTGTTATATTTGATCCTAAATGTCCGAGACACGAGGAAGAGACGATACGAAGAGCTTTTTCTCTTGGTTATGTTAAACTGGTCGCAAACGTAAAAGACAATGAACTGGTATGGGAGACATTAGCACAATGATCTACAATAGTGATTACGAACCAGAATATGAAATTTCTGACCGTTATCCACCGATAAACCTATTGTGTGGTAATACTGCTCGTTTTGATTACGAAAGTGGAATTAGCTATCGTTGTGAAACTTGCTTTGCTGTAGTAGGTAGCATAGGTATGCCCAGAGTATGCCAGGAACTATACGAAAAAGAAAAAGTATGGGAAACTCTAAGTAAATGACTACATGGTTAGTTTTAACGTTATTATTTTTTAAACATTTCTTGGCAGACTTCTGTTGGCAAACAGATCGTATGCTAAGAGATAAAGGCCATTTTTGGCGTATAGGTGGATTACAACATGCTGGATTACATGGTGCATTAACCTATGTAATCCTTATGCACTTTCTAGGTATACAGGCATGTGTTATGTTAGCAGTATTTGATGCTGTCGTGCACTATGCAATTGATTGGGCATATCGCAGAATAACTGTAAGAATGACTACAGATAGTAATGTTTTTTGGATGTGGATTGGGTTAGATCAATTTGTTCATTTAATGACATATTTGTTAATTGGATTTGTTGTTTCAATTTTATTGGTAGAATACATATGATTGATAGTATACACGGTGGGGGAAAATATATGCAGGTTATGGGCGGAAGCACCAGCACTTATATAAACAATTATAGTGGCTTACAAAATGTTGGTAACGTTAGATTTAATACCAATAATCAAAGAATGGAAGTTTATGACGGTAATAACTGGATGCCTATTAATATGAGTAGTGTTCAAGTAGGATTAAATTATGAAGCCGAATCATTGCTTGATTGGGCAAAAAGAAAACGTGACGAAGAAGATAAACTCAAAAGTATGATGGAGCGTCATCCAGGTTTGAAAGACTTGCATGATAAATTTGAAATGATGAAAATACTATGTCAAGAAGAGGAGAATAAAAAATGAAATGGTTAGATAGATGGCTTTATAGAAAAGTAAGAGATATGTGGGACAACAGTCACAAGTACAACAACATGTACAATGAGGGAGTACTTGTTAGTTCAACAAAATCCAGTGCGGTTGACAGAGCAGACGCAGTTAATATGGACAATAGTTTGCGTTTTAATGTATTACCTGCGTTGGGTGGCACCATAATTGAAGTCAGACACCCATATGAACAAAAGATTGATAAATGCCATACTAGTATTCATGTAATACCAGATG